GCCACTCTCAGTGGACTGCTATGGACACAAAAAAGCCCGCAAAGTTTTCACCTTGCGGGCTCTTAGGACTTCGATGATGGTTCTGGTAACCATCAACCAAGAATTTTGGTGGGCTGGCGGAGTCTGAATTTCGAATTTTTCTTTATGAATATAAAGGAAAATTTTGAATTCAACTTGCGAGCGTATACCAAAGCGTATACCAATTGCTTTTATTGACCCTCATTATGGATGAGAGCATAGTGTAGTTTCTCACATCAAATTCGCTAAAACTGTGCGCATTTAATGTTACTTGAAGTAGATTGTAACGCTGAAATTTTAAACATTTGAAAGTTTAATTTCGACAACTGCTCTCATTGTGCAAAGCAGTGTATTTTATTAAGCCATGTCTGCGAGGAGCGGAAGTTGGTATTAACTCTTCCAAAAAAGTGACTATAAAAAATTTGCAATTCACTTTGAGAGATCTTACACCTCAAAGCCAAGCCAGCGTTCTAGCAATCCCGATATATTCAAAGGAACTGAATGAACATTAAGTTTTTTACCTTCCAAAATACTTTTAGCAAAATATGTACAGTCAGGTTTGAAATGTACAGTGAGTGAATCAGGATTAATGCCCATCAAACCAGCATCAAAAAGACGATGCAAACAGGCAAGCATCAATAATCCGTTTGAAGTATTATTGTTTCCTGTCCCTACTGGTTCAATGTGAGCGGCCTCTAAGGCTTCTCCGCTATTCGTTATGGCACAACGATAACCAAAGTTAGCGGCTACACGCTCTTTAAAGTCGTTCTGATTGGTACGGGTACGAACAATACGATCAGAGAACAACGCTTGCTCAATAGATTCAGAGAGATTGGTAATATAAGAAGGATCATTAACAACTGAGTCAACAAGCTTTTCTAAGGGATTTGTAATGGCGTTGGTTTGTTCAGGGAGAATCATCACTTCTTGAGGGCTTACAGGCGTTCCTATGAGATGTTTTGAAGGCTTACAGACACTAAGAAATTCATGTGCCTGTTTTATATCCATGCCTTGCTTAGTTGCTTCACGTTTGAAAGCATCAACCATAGCAACGGTGTACCCATTTTCTGCAAACAACCTAATCCACTTATCATTAAAGGTTTCTGGAGTTTTGGCAACACGAATAGAAAAAACTTCTTCTACTGATTCTTTAGAGGACAATACAGACGGCTCTATTACATTATCAGCAACGGCAATAGGTGTTTCAATCTCTATAATTAATTTAGGTGTGCTTATGCTTGTACGATGGATGTCTCTAGTATGATCTACAAATCTACCAAAATATTCAAAATCAATTTTGCATTGGATGCATGAAATTGGGCGCCTTATAAGGACTGTATCTATCTTTTTTTGTTCTTTATCAGCTTGATTGGTTTTGTCCTGTTTAACTTTCGCTAGGTTTCGAGAGCTAGGTTTAATTTCCTTCTCGCTAAAAATGCCTCTATATATGGCCGGGGATGTTAATTTGTACGCAGGTTTTCTTTTTTCTTTATTCAGACGATTTAATGTTTCATCCTGAAAAATAGCTTTCGCTTTCTTCATTGCTTGTTTTCTTGATAAACCGGATGAAATAAGTTCTAGCAATATATTCGAATAAAGTTGAGGATTATGCTTACGCTGTTGGTTATCTAACTTGCGTTTTTGATTGTAAATTTCCATTTGCTCAGGACTCAAAGCAGCTCCTACACTACGGATAGTAACAGGTGCAGTTAACTGTTTATTGCCGTTCATATTCCTTTTTGCTTGTTCATTGCTAACTCTAACTTTGACTACGGGAGATTCTATATGGCAATCATAGCGGCTATCATTTTGGGTGCTGAGCAGAACTTCTCTGACTTCTTCGGGAATTGGCTTACCTTCACGGCTTGCTCTTCCCCATGCTTTGATAGCTTCTAAGCGTGTCATCTTCATGTGAATACCTGAAAAATCTGGAGATATGAAAAAGTATACAAATCATTCTTATCAATCGTCTATACATTTGACGGTGAGCACTGCAAGAACTGATGTAAGTATCCATTGAAAACGACCTAAAAATTTCTAAAGAGTATCTAGCACTATAATTCCCGCTTCTGGCGCTTAGAGGAACAATTACATCATTCGCTTAATGAGAAGAGAACTGAGCTAAGAAAAAGATTTTACAGAAAACCCTTCACACTGTTCACCGTCCATTTTTATTTATATATATCAGTCAATTAAATGATGAATGATAGGTGTAGGGTGAAGGATATCATTCATCACCGGTGAAGTTCAGGTATAAAAAAACCGGCTTTCGCCGGTTCTGATAGTCATGCTGCCGGATCGTCGCACTTCGGCAGCCAGTCGGTGCTGCTTTCTTCTGTCAGGTCCAGATTGGTCTGCATACCCAGCTTTGTCCGCCGCTTCATGTAGTGCTGTCCGTATTCCCGCATGATGCTCTCAAGCGAAAGGCCGAACATCTTCATGCTGAGCGGATTCCTGTAGCCGTTGGCTTCCATGTAGGCCAGGTAGGCATGATAGAGATAACGTCTTGGCTGAAGCGGCCTGATGCTGGCGTTCCCCATGTAAAGCGCGTTTGGCTCCGCCGTGGTGAACAGGTAGCCGCAGAAGTCCACCATCGGATCCGCGTCGCGCTTGATGCGCATCGCCTCGTCAGAGTTCTGCTGCGACTGAAGCAGCGACCGGGCCTGCTGTGGCTGGCTGAACTGCTGCATCAGCTGGCGCACGATTACGGCCAGCTCACCGCTGATTTTTTCCTTCAGCTGCGGGTCGCGCTCGTCTGCCGGGATAATTTCCGGGAAGTGGAGTATCACCCGGCGGCGCGACACGCCCCCGCTGCGGTCAGTGAAGCGCATCGGATTGTTATTCACCGCCAGAATCACCGCCGGAATGTGCGTTGAGTAGGCGTCACGGTACTTAGGGTCAACGGACACCGCATCGCCGCCGGTAATCGCCTTGATTCCCGCGCCGTCACCGCTCCACTTTTCCTGGTCAGGCAGGATAATCAGCGAGAAGCCAATCACCGCTGCGCGCTCGCGCGAAGACTCCAGCGTTTCGATGGTCGCGGAGGTGGTGTTGTCCGTTCCGGCCAGCATGGTGGCAATTTCCGCCATGATGCTTTTACCGCTGCCGCCGGGGCCGGTGACTTCCAGAAACAACTGCCAGTCGTAGCGGTTCGCCAGCACCATAAACAGCGCGGCCAGAATGATATCGCGTTTGGCAGGGTCGCGTCCGGCGGCACGGTCGAGCCACTGCCAGAAGTGCGGCGCGTGGTCTGCCAGCGTTTCGCCCTGAACGGGCTTCGTGTAGTCCACCTCGCTGACAGTGCGCAGCCAGAAGTCTTTACTGTGCGGGCTGAAGCCGCCGGTGCGGGTGTCCAGCACGCCATTACGGAAGCCAATCAGGTGGCGCGCCGGGTCGGCCTGCTGCGGAAGCATCAGCTTCAGCGTGTCCACCACGCCCGAAATCTTGCCCGCCGAAAACGGCGCGCGCAGGCGCTGGAACAGCTTCGCCACGTCGCGCTCGAACTGCTTCCCGGAAATCACCTTCCACGCGCCGGAACGGTAGCGTGACAGAATTTCCCCGCTGGCGTCCACTGCCAGCGCGCTGCGGTAGTGCTCCGCCACGCGCTCCGCCTTTTCACTGGCGCTCATAGCCGAAAATTCCGCCTCGCTCATCACGTCGAACGGACTGGCGGCGGGCGGCGTGGCGGCTTCGATCAGCGCCCGCCGGGTGCTTTCCTCACCGTGCTGCATAAAAGCGTCGTTCCAGTCACCGAACACCGGCGGCAGGGCTGCGGCTGCGCGGCTGGCTTCGGCTGCCTGCTTTGCTTTAGCCTGGCCGTCGCCGTTCAGGTCGCGGTCGGCGGCAATCAGCAGCGGCAGCGCGGCGTGCTTTTCACGGGCAAGGCCAGCCAGAGAAAGGAGGTTGACGGACGACAGGGCAATCCACACCTCATCCCCGGTCAGGTTGTGCACCGTCAGGCCGGTGGCGTAGCCCTCCGTCAGCCAGATGCGCGCTGCCGGTTTGCCGGTGCTGAGAATGTGGCACGCACCTTTGACCTGGCCGCCCTTCAGCGTGCGCTTCTCACCTGCGACGTTAATCAGCTGCACGTTCACCAGCTGGCCGCCCGTATCGTGCAGGGGAACGAGCAAGTCACCGGCCCGATAGGCAGTGAGCGCGACTTTCTGCGGCTTCGTCAGCGTCAGGCAGGACTGCTCCGGCCAGCCCTTGCGGGACAGGTAGGCGTTGCCGGTTGCCTGCTGCGCGCTGCTGACCAGCTGCCGGGCCTGCTTCACGGCGGCGGCGCGTGCGGCTTCGTTATCTTCGCCCGCGCTGGCGGCAGGCGTGCTGTCCGCCGGTGGCAGGCTGCCGGTCAGGCCGTTTACCCGCGCAGCGGCTTCGGTCAGGCTCAGTGAGAGGGCCTTTTTCACCAGGTCCATGCCGTCACCGGCACCGCATTGATTACAAATCCACGTGCCGCGTCCCTCCTGGTCATCAAAGCGGAAGCGGTCGGTTCCGCCGCATACCGGGCAGGAGGTATGGCGGTTCTTTACCACCTTCACGCCCAGAGCGGGCAGGATGCGGGGCCACTGGCCCCGCGCGGCTTTTGCCGCGTCTGATACGGTCATTTTCATTATTCTGTTCTCCCTCAGTGCAGCACCGGCGCGTCTTTGAGACGCCCGCAGAGTTCATCCATCACCACCTGTCCCAGAAAGCTCAGGCACGGAACCGACTTCAGCGGCCCGGCGGCCAGCAGGTCGTCAAGCAGCGCGCAGGCAATTTCCTGACCGCGCAGGCGTCCGTGCTGGCGCAGATAGAACCCTTCGAGATCGGTTTCAATGGCGTGCTCAAGGCGTGCCAGCGTCAGGCCGGGATAGCGCTTCTGTTCATGGCAGATGGTCAGCCAGGCGCAGGCCACCGCACGGCGTGAAAGCGCAGACCGCAGTTCGGGGGAAAGGAAACGTGTGCTCATGGCTCAACCTCTTCGTTCATCCAGCCGTCCTGACAGCGGTTTACCACCCCGTCCAGCTGCTCAGTGATAAGAAACACTAGCGAAGCCAGCTGCGCCTGCTGTGTGGCCGGTGGCTGTTCGTGGCACTCCTGAAGCAGGGTCATGTCGCTGATAAAGCGCCCGGCGTTACGCAGGTGCTCAAGGCGCAACAGGTCGGCGTGGGAAATGGTGGCGTGAGTCATGCGCGCACCTCCCGGACCGGCAGTCGGGCAGCAAGGGACAGCACGTAATCGCGGGCCAGCAACAGGCGGGCAGCGCGCTCGTCAGCGGCAACAGTGCGGAGCATGTGGATACGCTGCTGGCGTTCAGTACGGCGCACGGCGGCAAAGACGAAAACAAACGGAGGGTATGGGGAATTCAGGACCGTAGCCATGATGGCAGTCTCCATTGAGTAGCGGTTATCGCCACCACCGGAAACGCCAATTTCACTGGTGGTAGCCCGGACGGGGTTGGCGTAACCGGCCTCAATGGATACCGGCGCTTCGTGAGAAGCCCCCGCCCGGGCCACCATTACACAGACGGCACTACGGCAATAAAACCGCAGCCCGAAAAATGGTTGCACTAAGGCATGGACACAAAAAAAGACGCATTGGGCGTCTGGTGTCGCCATTGAGATATTCAGGACGCCAATCCCGGCTGCCGATTTTGCGACAGCAGAAAGACTGTACCAGGGAATGGCCCCGGCGCGCAAGCCGCGGAAAGTGATAAAAAGCATTTTTGCCTCAGCAGACGGTGAGGGGGATGGCCGCGCGGTAAAAGGGTCTGTATTCGTTTTTGCCGGTGGCCGGACGGGGGGGCTGTGCACGTTAAATCGGGTTTGTGCCGCTTCAGTGCTGCCGCTGCCACGGACTGCCGGTTTTTCTGGCTACCGACAGCGCCAGCTGCTTTGCATCTTCCACTGACAGGCCGTGAGGCTGAGTGCTCAGCCGGATCATGCTGCACGTTCCTGACCGCGTGCGGCTATGCGTGCATTCATCCAGGCGCTGACCTCGCTGGCAAGCCACGCAACGTTCTTGCCGCCAAGCGATACCTGCGCCGGAAAAGCACTGCGGCTGATGAGGTCATAGATGGTTGAGCGGGACAGGCCGCAGACGTGGATCACCTCCGGCAGGCGCATAAAGCGTTCCTGAACCGGGAATGATACCGGCATGACAGGGGCCGACGGGGCGGATGAATGAGCGTTTAAAGTCGTGTGCATGAGCTACCTCTTTTGTATCCGTTAAGCGCCGCACAGGTGTGTACGGCATCGGGTAGCTCTTTATTTTGCGAATATTTTTGCCGGTGACAACAACAGAAATCTGTCTCACCGGTCGCACAAAAACCACATAAAGCATGGGTGTACCAGAACAGTACTAAATAGTACTAAAGAGGGATAGTAAGGTTTTATCCAATAACTTTAAGTTTGCTTCAGTCGGATTTTAAAAACTACTCATTCTAAAGGGCGAATAAAACCGGAATCCCGGCGATGAACAATGGTGAACAGAGGGTGAAGAATTACTTTTTCACTCTTCACCTCTTAATTAACTGTATTTACTCTTTTTTTCTTTCTGGTGAAGAATAGTGAAGGATTTATATAAAACTGATAACAGGCTTCAGTGAGACCTTTTCCTGGCTCGCCAGAAGTAATGCTTTTGTCTGGTCCGTCATACAACGCCCTCCGGTAGAAGCCGCTGTGCCAGACCCGGCACAATTGACTTACTGAAACCAGCCGACAGGAAACGAGATGGTACTGAAATGCCCCGAATGTGGTCAGGTAGCCCACACCCGCACCAGCGCTTATGAAGCGCCCTCCGTAAAGCGTACCTGGTACCAGTGCCAGAACCTCGACTGCTCCTGCACCTTCACCGCGCTGGAGAGCGTCGAGAAAATCATCATGAAGCCGCACAGGCCCGCAGCGGCAGAGCCGGAACCGCAGAATGACATACCGGTTCGCCAGCCGCAGACGCTGGGCCGCTATGGTTCAGCAAGCGCCCGCAAAGACCGCCACGCACAGCCCTGACAGAGAGGAAAAACAGCATGACACAGCAGAACATGACAGAAGAAGAAACAAAGGCAATCGCTGAACTCGTTGGCTCGGTCGTAGCAAAAAGCCAGAAACCGCTGCAGGATGCGGGGTGGCTCCTGAAGCTGCCCGAGGCCGACGTTATCAGCCATACAACCTCGCTGGTAAAGCGCCTTCCTGCTGGCTGGCAACCCCGCGTCCAGGACCTCCAGTGTAAAATGCTGGCCTGGCTGGAAGCAAAACAGGCAGAAGCCGCCGCTGAGGACACCATCAGCGCGTTGCGCCAGAGCAGAACCGAAACGGAACAGGCAAGCCAGGACAACCGGGCGCGCTTTCGTGAACTGCTTGAGCAGAGCGGCGGCACCGTCACGCCGGAGATGAAAGCGCTGCGCGCGGAGTATCTGGAACAGCAGGAAACGGCATCAGACCTTGCCGGACTGATTGCCGAAAAAGAAAAGCAGTTACCTGCTCTGGCCGACGCCACCGGACGCAAAGCCAATGCCTACGTGTTCTGCCACGAGGGCATCATGGACGAGCGTATCGACACTCTCATTGATGAATTTTTTATCGTCCATGGCGTTGAACTTGGCAGTCTGCTCAGGATGAAGTACAGCCAGTTTGAGCGGAATGGCTCAGTCTATGCGCCGGGCGTTATCGAAGGTACAAACGATGCAGATACGCTGTATCGAAAATTTGCAGTGAACCTCATTGAAGAGTGGACGCATAAAAAACTGCCGCTGAAATTCCGGGATGACGTCATCAGCCTGACCGGCGCTTACCCCTTCAGAGGGGCCAGAACCGACCGGCGCAAGCGCAAAATTTTCTGAGCCAGAGAGATAACCCCTGACTGATGCCCGGCTACGCGCCGGGCTTTTTTGTGTCCGCTAATTACCGAAGGGAGTGTGCATGTCTATGCTGCATGAAAACGCATGAGTTTCAGACACCGCGGAACGGCGGGAAAGGCCAGCTGCGGCGCGGCGCGGAGCCACTCATGCAGGCGCATGAAAACAGCTACATGAAGTGCGCAGGCGTGGCGGGGCTACGAGTGCGCGCAGAGTGTAGAATTTGAATCGCACCTGGCCAAAAGATGTGAGGTTGTGATGAAATTTTCTGTATTTAGTATAGGAATAAGTTGATAAGTTATATGCACGTATGTTGTATGTTCAGGCCTAAGCCAAGCCCAAGCCTGAAAATAAAAGGATTTTTCATTAAATTTAAATCTACAAACGTGAACTCTCAATTTAGATTATTATCAAGGAGTTAAAATGAGTGATTATGTGAGTTCTGAACTTTTAGAAGTTGCTCTCAATAAAGTAACAGGTTTTGAATTTGAAGATTTTGCTTGTGCGTTTATGGCTGCTTTAGATGGGAGAGCATTTATCCCGATGGGCGGAGTACATGACGGCGGGGCAGATGGTGCACTTGATAAGGAAATATATCAAGCTGATTCCACTAGTATATTTTATCAAATGACAATTCAGTCTGACTACAAATCGAAGATAAAGCAAACAATTAAACGATTAAGAGAAGTAAACAGGCAGCCAAGAATAGTCTATTATGTGACATCGAAAATCATTCAGCATATAGATAAGGAAGAAGATTCATTAACTGAAGATCAAGGGGTAATCATAAAAATCAGGGATGCAAAATATTTAGTTGCTCATATTAATGATAATCAAGGCACTAAGTCAGCATATTATAATTATTTGGCCAGCAAAACTGAATATTTATCAAAGATTGGTGTGTCAAGCAATTTGGGTTTTTCAGAGTTTGTTAAAGATCCATCAGTATTTGTTTTCCTTCAGCATGAAATGTCGAATAAGCAAGGTAATACGAAGTTAATCCATTCAATCACCGATACATTAATACTTTGGGCGTTAAGAAATACGGATCCTGATAAAGGTATATTTATGAGCAAGGATGACATAAGGAGTTCTATTATTGAAGAGTTTCCTTGGTCATCTTATTTTATAAATAACAATTTGCAGTTAAGACTTGAGAAATTGAAGTCAAAAGAAGTCGCAAATAGAGAGATTAGGTGGTATAAAAAAGATAAAAAATATTGTCTGCCTTATGAGACTAGAGAAGCTATAAAAATCGAGAATTCGGTAGATGAGTTGTTAGCTATTAATTTTTTGCAGGAAATAAAGGAACAGTGCTTTAAAACTTTTTCACTTGGGCCTAAGCGTTGTGAATTAATTGCTGAGCTAACTAAATCTATTATACAAAAAGTTTTTGAAAGGCAAGGACTCATGTTGGCATCATTTATTTCCGATGCAGATAGCTCCGTAAGGGAAAAGGAATTGGTGATAAGTGATTGCATCGAAGATGTTTTAAGTTTTTCAACCATAAAGCCTAATGATCTGGCCGATTATAGAAGCTATATAGAGAAGATTCTCAACAACGTTTTTTATCACAGTACAGAAAACCAAAGAAAATATTTACTTCAGTTGTCAAAAACTTATGTCTTACTTTTTACGTTGAAAGCCGACCCTAGGATAGTTGATTATTTTAGTTCAATGTGCAGTAAATTTACTTTGTTTTTAGGGTCGGACATAATAGTCAAAGCTTTGTCTGAAAGATACCTTAATAAGGAAGATCAACAGTGTAAAAACCTATTGCAATCAGCCGCCTTAAGTGGTGTTAAGCTGAGGATGTCAACGGCTGTTTTAGAAGAGGTTTATACGCATATAAGAAATACAAACTATGAGTTCCATAACCATTTTAGAGCGATTGAAAACCATCTTACCAAAGATATAGCAAGAAACAGTTCTAAGATTCTTATTAGAGCATACTTTTATGCTAAAGACGTAAGTTTAGTAAGGACTTGGGAAGGTTTTATAAATCAGTTTGTAAGTTATGATGCTGTTAGTAATAATTCAGGTAGGGAAGAGTTAAAGCGATACTTGGTTTCAGAATACAATTTGACCTTTATTGAAAATGAGGAATTAGCATCTTACTCAAATGCAAGTGAAGTAAAAGAACTTGCTGACACACTTGTAGAAAATGATGAGAAAAAGCATGATGTATTAGCTCTGAATAGCGCATTGTTGGTGCATGGGATCTATGGACTTAGATTTAAAAACAACGAGTCGAATAATGGAAGTCCTTTTGGTTATGGCACTTGGTGGTTGACGAATCAGACAAGAATACAAAAGCATACTTCAGCATTAGTAAGAAAAAACTCATCGAAATATATTATGAGGCCAGAGTTCCTTCTGAACTTTTTATCATTATCTCCTTCTGCTGAGCAGGTCAGAAGAACTTACGGGAATATATTTCCAAGTAATATAGGTATTCAGTTTGGGCATCGTCTTAAAGAGGAAGCATTCCATGCTGTTTTAAGAAAAGTTAAAGAATGGTCAGATTATGAACCCGGCAGAGTCACAGCTCTAGTTTCAGGCTTATCTGACACTTTAAAATCTGATCAATATAATATTAATGAGCAAAGTTGGGAAGGTATCAAAGAAAAGTTGGAAATTGATTAAAAGTAGGCTGGCGAGTAGAATGAAACTTGCCAGCCTCAACCACTTAATGATTTTTACTCAAAACCTTAGAACCCCACCAATTCATTAGCTCGACTAGTTTTCCAATATAGGTGCTGCGGTTGTAGGCTTTACGAACTTCATTTTTATCAGTATGAGCTAGTGCTGATTCTATTACATCAGGGTTAAAACCTTCCTCATTCATCGCTGTGCTAGCGATTGAGCGTAAGCCATGCGCAACTAGTTTCCCGCCATAACCTATTCTTTTTAAAGCGGCATTAGCCGTTTGACTATTCATGGGTTGCTTGGGATTACTTCTACTCGGAAAAATGTATTCACTGTGCGCGCTGATAGGGCTCATCATTTCTAGAATATTTAACGCCTGCGGTGATAATGGAACAATGTGTTCGCGGTTTGCCTTCATCCTCTCGGATGGGATGATCCAAAGTTTGGCGTTGAAATCAATTTCTGCCCATCGTGCTCCAGAAGCCTCAGAAGGACGCACAAGGGTAAGAAGCTGCCATATGATTAGGCAACGGGTCGGAATAGATAAATTAGACAGTTCAAGTGAACGCATCAGTACCGGCAATTCCTCAGGCCGTAACGTTGGCATATGTTGTTTCTTAGGCTTCTCGAATGCCATACCAATACCTGAAGCAGGATTAGCATCAATCAGCCCGGTATTAACCGCATAAATCATAATCTCGTTAATGCGCTGTACCAAACGGCGAACGGTTTCAAGGGCACCACGGGCCTTAATCGGCTCCAGAGCCTCAACCAGTTTGCGAGCTTTAATTTCCTGCACGGGGATCTCGCCAATGGCAGGAAAAACATCTTTCTCAAGAGAACGCCAGATATCCTTCGCGTAATCCGGCGTAACGCTGGCCTGCTTCAAGGCAAACCAGTTGGCGGCTACGGTTGAGAAAATGCTGTCTAATGCAATCTGCTGCTGTTCTGTGACCTGTTCGGCCTGCGTCTGTGGATCAATGCCGTTAGCGAGTAAGGAGAGATAATCAGCACGCAGGCGTCTGGCATCGGCCAGCGACAGGGCAGGGAAGGCACCGAGGCCCATCATAGTACGCTGCTTTGTTGCCGGACGTTGATAGCGGAAACGCCAGAGCTTTTTCCCGCTAGTTTTCACCACCATGAAAAGCCCATCGCCATCATGCAGAGTCAAATCTTTATCTGTGGCTTTAGAGCGAAGAACTTCTGTGTTTGTGAGGGGGCGCGTAGTCCTTGCCATATGGGGCTTTCCTGCGTGAATTGGTATACGTTATTGGCATACATCTTACCGTATACCAATACGTATACCAATTTTCGCTGGATTTGGCTGGATCTCTACGGACTACTACAGACGTAAAAAAGCCCGCGAGGCTGGTTCCAAGCGGGCTTTCAGGACTTATCCGGACGTATCCGGTACATAATGTGGTGGAGCTGGCGGGAGTTGAACCCGCGTCCGAAATTACTACACCGTCGGCACTACATGCTTAGTCAGTTTTTACATTCGCCGGTTAGCTGCGAACAGACACG